CTGAAAACAAACATCTCATACAAAAATAATTTCACAACCAAGTGAATCTTAACAAAAACAAATAAAAACCAAATATTATGGCTAATACAATCGCAGGGGCAAATCTTGCCGAAATCGCACAGGAAAGCTTGGCTGGACTAAGTTCTCTTTTCGCTCCATTGAGCGCACTAACAACTGACTTTTCAGCTGACGTTCAAGGCGCAGGTGAAAGCGTCACAACTCGTTTTCCAACCAAACCAGTCGCTGCTGACATGGCCGCAGGAATTAAGAGCGCATCGCAAGATGTTGCCATGACTTCTGCAACTGTATCGCTAAACAGCCATTATGGTTTCACTTATGGATTCACCGATGTTGAGCGCAGCAAGTCTTCCATCAACCTAAACAACCTTTTCATTGAGCCAGCACTTCAAGCACTTGGTGACAAAGTTTTTGGTGATATCTGGAATCTCATCACAGCCGCAAACTTTGGAACAAGTAGCACGATCACTTCTGCAAACTTTGATCGTGATGATCTTGCTGATCTTAATGCTACATTGACTGGAACTAAGAAGGCTCCACAAGGCGGTCGTTCTGTGTTCATGAATCCTACTTACTACGCATCACTTGTTAAGACTCTTAACAGCGCAGAGATTCCCGGCATCACAGAAGAAAAGCGTGAAGCACTTGTTCCTCGCGTTGCTAAGTTTGACGTTTATGAAACTGATCTTGCTGATGGCAATGGCGAAAACCTTGAGGCATTCGCATTCCAACGCAATTCGCTTCTCATGGCTGGTCGTGGTGTTGATACTGAGCTTGCTGAACAAGCTGGAATTGAAGTTGAAACTGTTGTGATTCCTGGTCTTGGACTTCCAGTTCAGTTCCGTCGATTCTACGACAATGAAGGCGTTCTCTACTACAACTGCCAACTACTTTACGGAGTTGCAAAGGGTGTTGATTACGGCGTTCGCGTTGTTTCTGCTTAATTAATCTTGAAGCCGTCTTGGTCAATCCAAGGCGGCTTTTTTTTCTTAACTTAAAATTTAATATTATGTTTAAACCATCAGCCACATTACACAAAGCGCCATCTGGCGTTCTGTCTGTTTTAGTATGCTCTGAAGATGCCAATGAATGCCTTGTTGCATTTAAGGCATGCACAGAGCCAGGTGAGGTCGCCTATTTGCGCAAAGGTCACTTGGATAAATTCAAAAAAATTGATTCCATAAAGGTTGCCAACCCCGTGGCAGCTAAAAAGACTGCAAAGAAGAAAACTAAGATTTTGCAATAAGGGGTTATTGTTGTCTCGTTAAAGCCGTCATTTGCATTTGCAGGTGGCGGCTTTTTCGCATCTTGCCAAAATCCACATTTAGCTTTAAAACTAAGGCATGTCAGATTTTAGTGATTTCTTAAATATTGGATGCCATGATGCCGCAAACATCATGGGCGAATCCATTGACCTAAATGGTCAGAGAGTAAACGCTGTATTTGATGAGCAGGTCAACGAATGGGACATGGTCGAGCATGGCGATTATGAAAGCCCGGCAACCAAGCTGGTTGTTGCGTTGCTTGATGTGCGCACAGTGCCAAAAAAGAAAGAACGATTCATTAGAGTTGCCACAGGTGAAACTTTTTTCATCACTGAAATCAGCATTAGCACTGGCAATGTTGAAATGAAAGCCAGAAATGAAACCAAATTAAATGTCTAAAAAACACTTTGAATTGGATGATGCCGTTTTTCAGTCAAAAATCAGAAAGATGGCTAAAAAATGGAAGATAGACGAAAAAGAATTCGTGCAAGATCAAGGCGCAATGTATTGGCGTGATCTTGCGCGATTTATTCCGCCATACAAATCATTTCCAGGCAGAGGCACAACCCTTGGGAACAAGGCAGACCAAATGGCTGGTAAGCTTGCGATTGAATACGATTTGAAGAAATTGTTTTTTGCGCCAGAGGGCAGGGTTTTTAATTGGGCCGAAAGCACTTTTCCAACTGGTGAAATTTACAAAGGCAGAAAAGTCATTGGTGCTGGCGTGATTAAATCAATTGGTCAAATGCGCAGATTCCACAATGCCAACAGATTGAAAAATGGGCGGCCAAGATCGCTAAAAGGTTTCCAGCAAATGTGGGTGGATGAAGCCATGTTTGATACTTACAAATTCATCGTGCAGCGCGATGTTGGCATTGCTAAAGCATCAATGGCAAAAGGCGTGTTGAGGTTAAAACCAAACATTAAAGGCATTCCAAAATGGGTGCGCAATCAAATGGGCAAGGCAATTGGAAATGCAAGAATGGCAAAAGTAAACAATTCTTGGACGGCATTCTTTACTGCCAAGGCATTTGGGTTGCAGCATTTATCAATGGGAACTGTCAATATTGTTAGGCGCGGCAGATTGAAAGCGATGGAAACAAGGTTGAAATTTCTTTTTAAAAAAGCAGCCAAGGAATCTAAGTTAAAAGTGAGGTGATTGACAAAATCTGTTCAAAATTGTAAAACATAACAAATGCCAGCCCAATCATACACAGAAATCTTTAATTTTGAAGGCAACATTGAGTCTGCATTTAAGCAATGGTTAGGAGATCAAATGCTAGAGGTGCAGGAGCAGCTAAGCGTTGAGACGTTGCCAGATGACTACATTGGGGTCACAGCCAAACTTGGAGGCATTACAGGGCATTACAATCCATCACCGGGCGGTGCTACGCATCCAACATATGATCAATATGATTTTGATTTGGATTTTGTGGTGCAAACCAGGCGGCACAATGAAGAAGGCAGCCAAACCGAAAACGTAAAATCAAGACATCGTGAAATTGTGGCATTAATCCGCACTTTCGTGGCTATGTTCAAAGCTAAAGGTTCAGCACTTGAAACGTATTTACAATATTATCAAATTGAGTTTCTCAATCCATCTGGAACTGAAAACAGCATAGAAGATGTATTTGACGTTTCTACAATTTCATATGACGGGCAAATTTCAATACTGACAAATGCCTTTCCAACTGTATAAATTAAACAAACGGCAATCAGCCACAACCAACTAAAAAATCATGGCAATACCATATTCATCCACAGCAAACCTTCCACAAGGTTTTGAAACAGTCACAATCAATAGCATTGCATATATTGTTGATGCCGTATCTGGCGCATCATTTGCAAACCGAGTCATCAGCCGCACAGATGCGTCTGGTGATCGCGCAGACTTTATGATTCGCGAGGGCAGCGATCAAGTAGAGGTCACTTATACATTGCAACGCGCAGTCGCAACAACAGTTCTGCCAGCAATCGGTGATGAGTTTTCACATGACTATGACCGCAGCGAAACAGCATCAACGCTTGTTGTTAAGGATGTGACAGTCAACCGAGACAAAGACTCATTTGATACTTTTGAAATGGTCGCAGTTCGCAAAACTTACCAAGGTTAATTGTGAAAATCACACTTAAAGTTGAAAAGTTTATTCGCGGTCAATTGACCGAAGCAGGCACAACAGTTGATGTTGGTGACCTTGTGGCTCAGTCATTGATTGATTCCGGGGCAGCAGTCAAATTTGGCTCAAAGCCAAAGAAGACCAAAGCTGAAGATTAAAAACCAAATGCTTTAAATTAAAAGCCTTGTCTGCTCATCGGTGGGCAAGGCTTTTTTCACATCATGATTAATGAATTAGCAGATGATTTAAGGAAAGCAGAAGCCAGAATTGTCGAAAATAGGCTGCTTGCTTGGTCTTCTGATGCAGGGGAAGAAACCATTGGCAAAATGTCACTAGTGCCATTTACGGCTAAGGCGTGGGTTGATTTAAAGCTGGTGGGCAACAAGATGGTTTGTGATGGCAAGCCAACCGATGATGATGTGCTGGAATACTTGTGGCGCAATTCCAAGCATTACGGGCCAGAAGCAAACGCCAAAACTCAAAAAGCTAAAAAAGCCATTGGCTATTTATTAGGCAAATCAAAAGACAACGAATTGCAGATGATTGCTTACAGGCATTTAAATGATGCCTTTGCTGAAATTCCAGAGCGCGTGAACTCTGGCAGCAATTCATTCAGCCGTGAAAATAAAATGCCAGCAATTGAGGGCATTGTTGGAGCAATTGACGAGGTGGCTGCAAGGTATGGACAAAATCCACAAGATGTATTAAGTTGGTCAATGAACCGCATTTTTCAGCTTCAAAAAGCAATCAGATTGGCAACCATTCCAGATTACAAATTGGCTGAACCAGGTTTGGTGAAAATGATAAAGCAAGAAATTTTAACAGAAATTAATAATGGCACAGAAGGCAGAACTTAAAGCAAAAATCAATCTCGATTCTTCTGGATTTAGCAAAGGAATTGAGAAAGCCAAATCAAAGGTCAAAAACTTTGCAAGCAGCGCAACGGCATCATTTGTAAGGGTTGGCGCTGCATTTGCTGGCATTAATTTGGTAAAAGGAATTGCAAACCTGGGTTTGGCGGCTGGTGAAACTGCCAGCAAATTTAAAGCGGTATTTGGCCCGGCAACAGATGAAATGAATGAAAAGGTGCAGGAATTGCGCAAAACAATTCCAAGCACAACTGCTGAAATGCAGAATTCATTGGCAACCTTTGCAGCAATGGCAAAAGCATTTGGCATGAATAGCGAAGCGGCTGGCATGTTTTCTGTTGAGATGGTCAAGATTGCAGGTGACATTGCCAGCTTTCACAATTTACCAATTGAAGATGCGTTCACTAAAATAAGATCCGCAATCAGTGGTGAATTTGAACCAATGAAGCAATTGGGCATCGTTATAAACGAAGCCACAATCAAGCAGGAAGCATTGAATTTGGCAATTTATGAAGGCACTGGTCAACTTGGCCCGGCACAAAAAGCTTTGGCAGTTCAATCAATCATGATTCGCAATTTAGGTGAAGCCAATGGCGATGCTGCTGCAACGGCAGACAGCGCAGCCAACAGAGTAAAGTTTTTACGTGCTGAATTATTGGAAACAGGCACAAAGATTGGCACAACTGCATTGCCGGCAATCTTGGCATTGACCCAGGGATTGGCTTTGATGCTTTCAAAAACAAAAGAATTTACTGATTTTGCAGGGACAAAAGTGGGTGAAATGGTTTACGGCCCAACCGATGAAACATTGGAAAAACAAAAAGAAGCCATTTCTTTGTTTGATGCACAAAAGCAAGCAACCAAAGAATTGACGGAGCAGGGCAAACTTTACAAGCAAGGCATGTTTGAGGGAACGCTTTGGACTGATGGATTGTCTGAAAAATTAGAAGAAAACAAGCGTTTGATTAAAGAAAGAACAGATGAAATTTTACAAGGTAACGCTGCACAAAAAGAATCATCTGAAGATTTAATTGAAGCCAAAGAGGAAGAAATAAAAACATCTGAAGATTTGGCAGCAACCTTAACTGATCAAATAGAAACAGAAGTTGATCCAAAAAGAAAAAAGGCATTAAAAGACAGGTTGCAAGCTTACCAGGATTTACTTAATGCGGCTGGCGAATTAAAAACAATTGAAAATCTTACACCAAAACAAATTCAAGCCGAAAAAGACAAAGTTGCATTGGCAGAAAAACAATTGGCGTTAATTAAAGCGCAAGCAGCAGAAGATGATGCATTGACGCATAAAGCACAACAGCAGCTTGATCTTGAAAAATCCATTCAAAGCATCATGAAGTCAGCAAATGTTGATCGTGCGCAAGCAGTTAAACTTGCAAAGGATCTGGCAAAAGCAAGCGCAGGAGCAGACACAAACCAATCTGGATACACTACGCCGAGAGAACAAAGAGCGGCTGAACGCAAGCAGCGCAAAGAAGACCAGGCGCGAAGAAAAAGAGAGCGCAAAGAACGTGCAGGCGAAGTTGGCGCAGATCAACGCGCGAGAGACAAAGCACGCGAAGCCAGAATGCGAGAACGCGAAAAGGCCAACGGCATTGATACTGGCAAAGGAGGTTCTGGCAGTGACAGCAAAAAACCATCTGGCGAAAAAGCGAAAGATCAAAAAGATTCTAAAGCAATGGAACAAAGCGCAAAAGATACTGCGGACAACACAAAAGAAATTTTAACTGAAATACAGAAAAATCCATCATGAGCATACCATATTTATCAACTAATGAATTTGATACAGCCAGACCAAACATAGATTCTTGGATTGAATTCCCATTTATAAATAAAGGAGACAGCACAACTAAGGTTTACCATCTACGATGCACTATGTTGCGTTCAGACTATGATCCAAGTGATGTTGCATTGGACACAACCATGGCATCAGCCACTAATGCGGCCGTGACAAGTCTTCCATTTGCTGCTGACGTAAATGCTTATTTTGTTGGTGATTACGATCATCAAATTAGTGATGGCGTTTTAATTACTTTTGATAGGCAGTTTGCAAATATTCCGATACCAACAGTTGATCCTGCTGGATCTGAAATTTTCACATTTCCGGGGCTGCCAGCAACATCTGGAACTGGGTCAAGACTAACAATAACGACTGCTAGCGTCACAAATAATGTGATTACTCTAATTACTAGTAGTTCGCATGGAATGTCTACTGGTGACAATTTTAGGTTTTACTTTCGAGGGACGACTGCAATATTTGGAAGAAATTATGGTGGCTATATTTATGGCAATGGAACTGCCATTTCTGGAACATCTGGCAGCACACTTAAAATCAATGCTTATTTGCCAGACGCATTTACATTTACAGATGGATATTGTGATCCTTTTTCAAGTCGAGGCAGGAAACAAGTCTCTCGAAAATCATCAACACAACTTGAATATCAATATTATTTGCCTGGTGTTTCTCCGGGCATTACAACAACTCAAGATATAAATTTGCCGCAAAGATTTGAAGCTTTCAGATATACAGAAGGCAATACAGTTTCAACATTAAATAGTTACACAAGTCCATCAGCTATTGAATATAATGCAATCGTTGATGGTGACGGGTTTTTAGTGTTAGATTCTGGCATTTCCCGGTGGAAAGGGAACATCACTAGGCAAACAGTTAAATCCATAAGGGCAATTTAAAGTTATGGCAGACATTCAAAAAGTTACAGAAGGATCGCTTGCTAAAAATAACAAGCTGAATGAAGTCATTGAAAAATTAAATCCATTGTTGAATATTGAAGTTAATCAAGTTGATGCAGATGAACCACTAGAAATTGAATATTCTGACAACAATGTTGTTTTACGCGTGCCGGAGTCTGGATTGATCGATGGATTTGTTGAAACATCAGTTACACTATGCCAAAATGGAACAGAAGTTACTGGTAAAATTTTATTTAAAGCTGATTAATGGCTCAATCATTTACAGCATTAGGCAAAGGCAATGGTTTTAACCGATGTCTAGGTGAAATTGATTTAAATGGGTCAGACAAAACAATTTTAAATGCGCCTACACTTGAGCAAACAATGAACGCATATTGGAATTTTGACAGCGCAACTTTTGGGGCTGCAACTTTTAATCCAAACAATCAGCCAGTCGATTTACTATGTAATGAAAATGCAAATCGTGGATCTGATTTTGCTTATGATCCAACTGATAGCGCATATTATGATGTTAGACATCAAATTGCTAACAAATTTACTAAAAACGGAGTTATTGGTTATATACACGGAATTCGTTTTAATTATCAACAAAGTGAAACAAGCATAGAAGACGATAATCAGTCCGTAATAGAGGTTAATTGGTTTTCTTCATATTATTCCCCACTTATCAATGAATCTACATGCATAACATCATACGCATCTTCTCAAGCCGGTGGCACATATCCATTTGGAAAAGTAAAAACAGCAGTAACTAGCAGCGTCAGCGCAGTAACCATAGGCGGTTTGCCATTTGTAAAATTTGTTAGAAAAGAATTCCAAGGTTTTTCATTTGATGATCCAATTGGCAGTGGAAATGCTGTTTGCCAAACACCATATTATTTGCCAGAGCCAACTTCGCAGCCATCATTATCCTTTCATACTTACTAATATGTTTCCAATACAAGTATTTAAATACCCTAACGGCATTCATGGAACCTACATTTACAAAAGTGGGTTTTCTTCAACATCTTTAATTTTTGGAAATCCAATTAACCTACTATTTATCAAAGGCCAAAAAATAGATAGAGATGAAGGCCGTGGTTCTTTGTTTATACCAGTGCGTGATCCAGTTGAACGTTTTGCATCTGCGATTAATACAGTAAGAAAAAATAAGAAATATTCCAAACATAGTGTTAATAAACTAATTGAAATGCTAGAACAGAATACTTTTAGAAATCTGCATTTTATGGATGTTGCAACTATTTTACGAAACGCTTGTTTTTTATTTGATGATATACACTTATACAAATTTCCAGATCATTATGAGGAAATGCTGCGCGATGGTGGATATGATGGAGAAATACCGCACGAAAATAAAAGCACAAAAAAGTTAGTATTGACCGACAGCCAAAAAGCTAGAGTGGCTGAGTATTACGCCACAGACATTGAAATATTTAATTCAATTAAAGAACCGGGGCAAAAATTTCATTTCCTAAAAATGTAGAGTATTGCCAAAATTAAAAAAACAGACTAAACATTAAATATGGCAACGAAGATTTACATCAATACAGATTTGAAGGATTTAACCGCCAATGCGGTTGCTAACAAAAACAGACCAACACAAGTTGTGCGGTTGCCACAAATCGTTGAGGGCGAAACTTTAGATGTTGAGTTGTCATTGGTTAATTCTGGCGGTGGATATGATTCTAGGAGTGGTGACGCAACTGTTTCTTTGGCTGTTGCTGTTTCAGCTAGAGGCGTGGCCGCAACATCTGGCACATTTACGCTGACGGCATCCACAGAGACAACAGCACCACTTGCATGGAACGCATCAGCGGAGGCCGTTGAAGGGGCTTTAAATGCGTTAAATAGCGGTTCTGGTGCTTATGGTTCCAAAGTAGATGTTAAAAAGCTAAATTCTGGATCATATCGAATCATTTTTAAAGATGTTGGGGCAAGAACTGATTTTGGCGGCACATCAATTGATCTTGCGCCAGAATCTGAAGTGACAATTGCAACGGCAGTTGTTGGATCATCAACGATCCGGGCGCAAATGATCATTGAGATCAGCCAACAGCCAGCGATTTACACTAGCACATGGACAACTGGATCAAGCAAGTTTAGCGGTCAATTAAACGCAAACACCGCCAGAGTGCAGGAATTGATTGCAACTGGGCAAGATGCATTTTTTGAAGTCAAAGCAGATGATGATGTAATTTGCCAAGTGCCAATAGCTGTATTGCCTGCGGTCGCTGCACCAAACAGTTTGCCAGCGCATACATTGCCAAGCAACTTGAATGATTTTGCAAATGATCCAAGCACCAATGGCAATTTCAATGCGTCAAATTGGCTGACTGATTTAGGTTCTCCAGAAAATTATGCAGTTTGGGGTCAAATAACTGGAACCCTAACTAACCAATCGGATTTGGTTTCCGCATTAGCCCTAAAAGGAAGTGCTAGTGATGTGGCTATTAACACGGCAAAGGTTGGAATTACAAGTAGTCAATCAAGTGCTATTACTTCCAATACAGCTAACATTGCAACTAATACAGCGGACATTTCAACCAACACATCCGCAATTAGCGGGAAGCAAGATACCCTAACTTTCGGCATAGCAAACACGAATGCGGTTAAGATTGATAACACTGGAACTTGGGCGCACAGTGGTGATATTTGCAAGTTTGCAAGTAGTGGAATCATGCCGTATACCTTTGCAAGTTTGAAATATGATTTAGGTATACCTGTAAATGTAGCTGCCATTGCACTGAATACAGCTAAGGTTGGAATCACAACAGCACAAGCAGCGGACATTACAACCAACAACGCTAAAGTTGGTATCACGACAGCTCAAGCAAATGAGATCACTGCCAATACTTCGAAAGTTGAATATCCATTTACAACAGACTTTATTTCTGGAGTTCAGCAGACTAGAGATCTTACGACTATTCTTCAAACATCTGGATACTACAATAGTAACTTATCTAGTATTTACATTGGTAGTAATGTTACTAGCATCGGGTCTCTAGCATTCCAATATTGCGGTTTACTAACTGGCGTTAATATGTCTAATAGCGTCACTAGCATCGGAGACAGTGCATTTCGATCCTGCAGCGCATTGACGAGCGTAACCATCGCCGACAGCGTCACTAGCCTCGGGTCTAAAGCATTTTATTACTGCCAAGTCTTAACGAGCGTAACCCTCAGTAGTAATATCACAAGCATCGGGTCGAACGCATTCTATTATTGTAGCACCCTGCCGAGCATCACGATTCCAGACAGCGTTACTAGCATCGGGGAGCGTTCTTTCTCCAAGTGTTTTGCCCTTACTAGCATCACAATACCAAGCGGTGTCACCAGCATCGGGTCGAACGCATTCTATTATAGCCCCAGCCTGTCTACACTTAATTGTTTAGCCACAGCAGCTCCTACACTTGGGTCAAATGCGTTTTACTATACCGCAGGTTTAAGTGAAATCCACGTTCCAGTAGGATCAACAGGATACGGAGCTACGTATGGAGGCTTGACGGTTGTCGCAGACTTGTAATGATTGTAGACCTATATGAGTAAACAACTGCATTTCGTATCTGGTCTTCCCCGAGCTTGCTCTACGCTGCTCTGCAATCTACTTGCACAGAACGCAAGGGTTCACGCTACGCCTAGTAGTGCCTTGCACGAAATAGGATATATAGCTCGTCAAGTGTTTCAGACTGAAGAAGCAAAAGCTGTGGATATGAAGAATGTCCTTGAACCTATGTTTCTAGACTACGTTAAGGCTGGCTGTGAGAATGCTTTCAACAGCATCACAGAGCGACCTGTAATTGTAGACAAAAGCCGCTCTTGGGTTGGTCACCTCGACCAGCTCTTCAAGGTATGGCCAGATGCTAAGGTTCTTGTCCCCGTCCGTGATATTCGTGGCATCCTCTCAAGTATGGAGAAGAAACGCATACAGCATCCAGAGGTGTTTAACAGTGCAGAGCAACAAAATCCGCAGAACTGGACGACGATTGATAAGCGTGTAAATGGCTGGCTACAAAGCCCGCCTATCGGAATTGCTATCGAACGCTTGCACGAAGCCAAGGAACGCTTTGGCGATAAGCTTATGTTTGTTCACGCTGAGGACTTAACAGAGAACCCTCAAGACGTAATGAAAAAGGTATGGGAGTATCTAGGCGAAGAACCGTTCATCCACAATACATCTAATGTAGAGCAATACACGCAAGAACACGATGTGGGATTCCCTTATGGAGACCACGTCATTCGACAAGAGGTAAAACCTTTAAAGAAAGATTGGAACGATATATTAGGTTGTCCGCTTTCGGAACAGCTCAATCAGAAATTTAGCTGGATAAACAACTTATGAAATACGCACTAATTAATCCAAGAGGACGCATCCTCCGAACATCGGAGGAAGCGTTTAAGAAATTAAATCTACTACAACGTAAAGTCGTTGGAATCACCGATGAACAAGCAGAGCAGTTTGAAGCTTCAACTGAACCAATGTTCTTAATTGAAGGAGAGATACTTTCTCTCAAAGCAAAACGCTGGGCAAAAGATCTAGAGGGAGTAAAAGCATCCCTACGTCCAGAGCGTAATCGTCTACTCTCTGCATCCGATTGGACACAGTTAAAGGACAATAATTTATCAAAAAACTCTCTGTCTGCTTGGACTAAATATCGTAAAAAATTGCGTGATCTTACAGACAACATCGATGAAAATGGAGAGGTAACCTTTCCGAATGCTCCATAACATGACAGAGGATATAGTTTATAAATCCACAATAGGAACAGGCGGCTTCATTGCCACAATTGAACTCGGACACGTTAACGAATTTCTAGGACTAGTCGTGGGTCTAGCTACGTTAGTCTATATGACTGCCTCGGCAGTCAAGGTAATCAAAGAACTCCAAAACAGGGATTAATTATGAGTTTAGAACTAATAGCAATGTTGGGTGGTGGTGTCAGCGGATTTGTCATGAAAATGATAGCGGCACAAGCTGAAGCCCAATCAAGAAACTTTGAAATGATGATTCAAAAGCAAGTTTCTGCGGATCAATCAGCCAACGAGGCCGCACAGCGTGGCGGTGTTTGGGTGCGCAGAATCTTTGTTGGGTTCATATTGTTTGCAGTCATTCTCGCGCCATTCATTTTGTCGCTAACATCAACACCAGTCACAGTTGAAAAAGAAGGGTTGGGTGGTTTCTTTAAATTGATTGGATTGGGCGCAGGCGGTTGGGAATCATTAGAAGGATTCGTTTTGCTTCCAGAAGTCAGACAAGCAATGCTTGCAATAGTGGGATTTTACTTTGGCAGTTCTCAAGTTAAATAAATACAACAAAGCACATCAGAATAATTTCGAATGTGTTAATTTATGGCTACAAAAAAACAGCAAGACATACTCCAAGATTATTTGGAGACGCAATCTTATAGAGAGACTGCTAGAAACTTAGGTGTAGATAATAGATATGTTACTAGAACAATCAAAAAGCTAGAAGCAAGAGGTGATGTTCCTTGGCAATCACCAGCACCAAGTGCCGGGCATTTGGGAGTTGGCAAGCGAACAGTTCAATACAATGCAAATGGTGAAGTGGTTCAAGAATGGCGCAGGCTGTATCCACAAGTTCAAGCCATGCAAGATGTCGTTGATGGTTTATGCGATCAAGTAAAAGCCAAGGGCAATGCACCAAAGCGCAAAGCCAAAAAAACAGATACAGATGACATCTTATTTGAATTAGATATTTTTGATGCGCATGTTGGCATGTATGCCGACGAAAAGGAAACGCGTGACGAAGATTACAATTGCGACATTGCCGCCAGAAGGATGGTTGAAGTTGCTGAAGCATTAGCATCAAGATCACAAAGACCAGCAAAATGCGTTTTAGTGTTTGGCGGTGACATGATGCACAGCGACAACAGAAGCAATCAAACAGAGGCCAGTGGCCATGTGCTGGATGTTGATACTCGATACCATCGAGTGGTTGAATATTTAATCAGAGCATGCCGGGACGTTGTTGCAATTGCTGCTACAGTGGCAGCAGAAGTTGAAATTGTGGTTTTAGAAGGCAACCATTCATGGCACAGCGAGGTTTGGTTGGCTAGGGTGTTGGATGCTTACTATTCAGAGTGCAGCAACATCACAATCAAATCTGAGCCATCACCAAGGAAGCACATGATTTGGGGCGATAATTTATTGGTCTGGTCGCATGGTGACAAGATAGCCGCACAGAAGTGGCCAATGATCGTTGCGGCAGAGTTTGCCAAAGAGTGGGGTGCAACTAAATACAGACATTTAAAATGCGGTCACATTCACCACAAGAAAACCATTGCGCCAGTTGTCATTGATGAGCAATCGGGCTTGGTGGTTGAATACTTGGAAGCACTTTGCGCCACAGATGCTTGGCATACAGGCGCTGGATTTGTTGGTTCACAGAAGGGCGCAAGTGCTTTTGAATACCACAAGACCAAAGGTTTAATTACTAGGTTTTACCAGCCAGTTTAAACAATGCAGAAGATAAAATTGATTGCGCTAAACGGCGCAAAAACTGTTGGCAAATCAACGATTGCAAATGCTTTGGCGGCACTAAGTGATGATGTTGCCATTGTATCATTTGCAACGCCAATTCGGGCCATGCTTGAATCAATGGGCGTTGACCAGCACAATCTGAATGTTGCCAAAGAAGAACCAATTGACGGCCTGGGCAAGTCTGCCCGGCAGTTGCTTTGTTCGCTTGGGACTGAGTGGGGCAGGCAAATGGTGAATCAAGAAATTTGGCTTTGGGCAATGCGGCAACAGATTCAGAAACTGATTGATGTAGCAGCCAACCCAGAAGATTTGGTGATTGTCATTGATGATTGCAGGTTTGCCAATGAAGCAGCATGGGTGCGCAAAATGGGCGGTGATGTTGTGCGGCTAATCCGGGATGGGATCACATATACGGGCGATCACAGCAGCGAGCAGCCATTGCCAGATGATTTGATTGATTGGGAATTTGATGCTGGCGGCGTTCAAAACTGCATCAAAAATATTGTTCAACTTATTATTCTATAAAGATTGTCATTACAAATTAAACAATTTGGATGCTGAATTGTAGCAGAACGCTGCGAATCAATAATAATAATCAAAGGGCATTTTGCCTAATATATATGAACAATGACATGAAAAGTATTAAATCGGTTGCTGAAGAAGCAATTGAGGCGATCTTGGCTGAACTAGAGGAACGAGGCATTAAGGTCTTTCGTTTGCAAGTATTTGCCAACAAAGAAAGGCCGCCACAGGTCAATATCGTAATAGATGAGATGGGAGGCAAACGATGAATCAAATTGCTGCATACGAAAAAATCAATGATTCACAAGGCATCGAAATGATGGGCAATGCAATTTGCCGATCTGGAATGTTTGGATGTGAAAGCAAAGAAGCAGGCATTGTGTTTGCTTTGCAATGCGTTGTTGAAAACAAACCGCCATTGGAAATGGCAAAGAATTACCATTTGGTAAAAGGAAAATTGACCAAACGCGCAGATGCGATGTTGGCTGATTTCCGCAGAGCAGGTGGCAAAGTCACTTGGGATGACTTGAAGAATGAGAATGTGCAATCTGCCATTTTTGATTTTGAAGGCATCAAGACCAATGGCAGTTTCTCAATGGATGATGCACAACGTGCTGGATTGATCCGCAAGGGTTCAGCTTGGGACAAAACACCAGCAGCCATGCTCCGGGCGCGTTGCATATCTGAAACACTTAGGGCGATTGCACCAGAGATTGTGCAGGGCGTTTATGTTACAGAAGAAATTGACGTTGCTGATGCAGTTCCAGTTACAAAATCTAAACCAAAGCCAATGAAAAAGGCTTCACCAATTGTTGAATCAATTGAAGTCAAAGATGCGCCAATGGAATACAGACCAAATTTGGCTTCATTGATTGCCGAAAATGATCTAGAATATAAGACCAATTTGTATTGGTCAAACAAGGGCAACATCGACATTGACCTTGATCAGACTTGGCGCGATCTGCCGCAAGACATCCAATCAAAAATGGAAATTGGTTTTGATGCTTTCAGAAAGGCGGTGGCAAAATGAATGACCTAATTACACAGCCAAAGATCAATGGCGTTTTAATTGAAATTGTTGCTGAAGCAGAGCAAATGAAGATTGAGGCGTTGATGTCTTCTAAGGGCATTGGATCAGTCACAGATGGCTTTGAAGCCACAATTGCAGCCAAAGCACAGTCAGCATTGCGTAACCTAATCAAGGGCATTGAGGAATCAAGGAAGGCGGCTAAATCACCAGTTCTTGATATTGGACGGGAGATCGATGCCATTGCCAAAGATTACATTGACGAAGTTAAAGATGAAGAACTGCGCATTGCCAAATTGCTTGGAGCATTCCAGAAGGTGGAACGTGACAAAAAGATTGAAGCAGAACGCCAAGCCAGAGTTGAAGAACAAAATATCCTGGCTGAAGCAACGCAAGACGCATTGGAGACCGGGCAAGACATCCAGAAACTTGACCAATCCGCACAGCATAAGATTGTGGCATTGAGACAAGAAGCGGCCGCAAAGCATGAAGCGGTGGCAGGTGTTAAGGTTCGCACAACAACCAAGTTTGAAATTGTGGATGAAGCGGAAACGCTCAAAGCAAGACCAGACTTGTTCAGCTTGGATGATAGGAAAATCCGCGCAGCACTAAAACTCACAACAACAATACCCGGCATCAAAGTTTGGGATGAATCAAAATCATATTAACGAGGACAAAAAATAATGGCTAAATATATAGCAACAGACGAAGACGTAAATTCAACAGGTGGCAGTTACATTACAGAAGCTGGCACATATGAATTTAAAACCACAAACGTAATTCATAAGGTAAATCAGCGCGATGGCACAGATTTGTTTGAATGCACATATGCAACAAAGGATGGCGCAACAATGCGCAAAACATTCTTTTGGGGCGATCTAAGCAAACCAGCATCTGAATACAAAGCGCGAACATTAATCTTCATGTATTTAAAAGCATGCGGTGTTCACATATTCCGCGATCAATTAGATACAGAAGATGCAGCTGGATTTTATGAAATCGTTAAAGATAAAAAATTCACAGCCAAGGTTGATATGAAACCAGACCAAACCGATCCAAACAAATCATGGGCTGAAATTGGTTTCAGAGGTTTTGTTTTTGATCAGAACCATGTGCTGTATAAAGAAGGCACATCACCAGTTGCAGATGATGATCAAGTTGTTGAAAATCCTTGGTAATTAAATGCAACAAAGAGAATACCAGCAAAAGGCAATTGCGTTTTTAACGCGGTCGAAGCGTGGTATTATTCAAGCACCGGCTGGAGCAGGTAAGACGCATATTGCGGCATCTGCTCTGGCCGTTTGTTTGTATAAAAGGCAAGGTGTTGCTAATGTGGAAATCATGGTCAACACCAGAGAACAAGTTGATCAAATGCAGACGGCTTGTGACCGCTTTCCAGTAATAAAAGAAAAGGCGCATCTGCAAATTTACTGCGCAGCAGGTGCGCCAATGGGAAGCAAACCAGACTTGTTGATTGTGGATGAATGCCACAGAGCAGGTGCTGATGGATGGAGCGCAAAGATCAACCAAGCAAGTTTGGCCCGGTGGGGATTGTCGGCAACACCATTCACTGGTGACGCAGACCGCAATGGTCTGGTGCGCAATTTGTTTGGCAGCAATGTGCATTGCATTGAACGTGCTGCCTTGGTTGACAATGGGCATCTGGCAAAGGCAAAGGTTGTCTGGCATGATGTGCAGAGCGCACAAGCAGCAAATGCCATTCAGCAATTGTCAGATGAATTGATTGCAAGCAGGCGCAGAAAGATGGCGTGGATGTTTAGAACTGAAGAAGGTGAGCGCAAGCAGACCAGCCAGTGCAAATGGCAGGCAGCGCAGAAGCTTGGCATTTGGGAAAACCCAGACCGAGATGCCCATATTGAATTGATTGCCAGACAAAGCATGGAAGCAGGAAACCACACCATTGTGCTGATTGGCTCAATTGAGCATGGCAAACGCTTGGCTGCTGCAATACCAGGTGCTGAGTTGGTTTACAGCAAGATGGGCGCAAAGAGACGCGCAGATGTCATTGCTAGGTTTCGGGACGGCAGCTTAAAGTGCATGATTGGCACATCAGCCATTGAAGAAGGATTTGATGCGCCAGTTGCCAATGTGATTATCATGGCTGGTTGTGGGCGCTCAGAGCGCAAGGCAATCCAATCAACTGGCAGAGTGTTGCGGCCGCATGACGGAAAGGCTTGTGGCATCATCCATGACTTCCGGGATGGCTTCCATCCGATGTTGCAGAGGCAAAGCCAAGCAAGGGCGCGCATTTACAGGCAATTGAATTATTATTAAAAGATGTATTGACATTGGTGGGTTGATGCCCAAAGTTACTGATATTGGCATAAGCCATATTAAACAATAACCCACAAAACACACACGATGAACGCAACAAGAACAGAACTTAAAAACCGCAAAGGTGAACTCAACGGAAAGTATTTCTACGAAATCAAACTCGAAGATGGCAGCACCTTCACTCGCACTAGCGCAAGACTTTATGTTTCAGCTGGATTCCTTCAAGTTGAACGTAATGGTAAACTGACAGAGATCTGCGCACCTTGTTATAGCGGTAAACTAATCACGAAAGATTCCGTTCTTTCTCAGGAAGGTTGGACGGCAAAGTGGTTCGCCAAAGCACCATATCACTCAAGTGCAGCAAAGGCAGCATCTCGCGTTGCTTTTGATGCCTTCAAGAAAACCTGCAAGGTGACAATCGTCACATTCTAATCCAACCAAACAGGGCGCAGCATCTTACACTGCATCACATCAATAATAATAATCATGAATACAATATCAATAATCACATTACTACTCGCCATGATTCAAGTTGAGTCATCTGGCAATGACAACGCCATTGGCGACAACGGCGCATCTTGGGGCTGCTTACAATTGCAATCGGCTTATGTTCAAGACGCAGCAGAGCATGCCGGGGAAGATTGGGTGCATGAAGATGCATTTGACCGCATTACTGCAATGAAGATCACATTGGCTTACATGGCGCGCTATGCGACCGAAGAAAGGCTTGGCAGACCAGTGACGGCACAAGACATTGCGCGCATCCACAATGGCGGTCTGAATGGATACAAAAAGCAGGCAACTGAAAAGTATTGGGTGAAGGTCAAAGCAGAACTGGAAAGGATGGGCGCAATATGATTGAAACACAAGCACAGGGCATTTCCAGCTTCATGAAGTGGGC